TTGTGGCTGTCCGCTAATTGCAGAGAATACCCATTTAGACCATAAAATATTGGGTATACACAATGCGATGCTGTATAACAAGAGCTTTTCTTATTTCGAACTTGTTATGAGAGAAGATCTTGATGAACTTCAAAACGCATTGAATAAAATACATGGGGCCAACATCCAACCTGCTGAACCTGAGTTTCCACCTCTGGTCGAAGTCTCAGCACCAACCGCTATTAGCCATGGGCGCTTCAAAACTGCACCCACGGGTAATTTTGAGATTATTGGTGTTGTCCCATCACATTTGGCGGCCCATCAACCAATGAAACACAGCCATATCCCATCTCCCATCTTTGGCAAAGTGTTCCCAAATGAAAAGGACAATTCCGTGCTTTCTCCAAATGATGATCGCATGGAAGAGATGATTTCTCCTATGTGGCGTGGAGTGCACAAATATGGGCGAATCATTGAGCCCTTTGACAATAATATTTTGCAAGTCATTGAGGACGACTTGGTTGCTCAATACTCTTTGCTACCATTTCTTGGTCCTCGTCGTTTGTTAACGATTAATGAGGCTGTTGGTGGCTTGCCTTTTCCATATTTTGATGGCATGAATATGTCAACATCAGCAGGATATGGTTGGAAGAATGTGGAGGGCAAGCCTAAGAATGCTCATGGAAAATCCTGGATGTTTCATCTTAATCCAGAAACTGAGCGTTATGAAGCCACTCACCAGCCCCTGATTGACGCATGTCACACCAGGCTTGCGAATGCCTTTGAGGGTAAACGGACTCTTACCGTGTGGACCGCAACTCTGAAAGATGAATTGCGGAAGGAAAGTAAGATCAGGTCTGGTTCAACCCGAATTTTCACCAATCCTCCAGTTGACTACACAATTGTGTTCCGACAATTGTTTCTCCCCTTTGTTTGTTTGTTATACCAAAACCATATCAAGGGGACTAGTAGTTGTGTTGGAATAGATCCGGAATCACTGGAGTGGAATGTCTTAGTGGATGAACTAAAGAAGGTGTCATCCTTTATTATTGATCTTGACTATGAGTTTTGGGACGGTTTCTTTGCTGGCAACGTGATGAGTATGTTCTCTCGCGTTTGTACTCGTGTCATGAGAGACTACGAAAATAAGCTCGCACGGGATACATTAATCCTTGAACAAACACACTTTGTTCTGTTGCTTTTGAACCTTGTCATCTTGATGTTGCAAGGCAACACTTCAGGCGGTGCGGCAACATCCATTATCAATTCCTTCGGGAATGATGTCAAGATCAAATATCTTTGGATGAAGTTAGCACCCGAAGGGATGCGATCCATGGAAATGTTCCGTAAACATGTGCGATGCGCATTTTATGGTGATGATGCTCTTTTGGCTGTGTCTCCAGCTGTCTTGCCTTTCTTTAACTTTGATACGATTCAATCGTATTTTAAGAGTATGGGCATCACCGTAACAATGGCTAACAAGACGTCGGATAGTGTACCATATGGCACCATTGACACTGTGCAATTTTTGAAAAGAAGATTTGCGAAGAACGCGGTTGGTCAATATGTGCCCTTGATGGATTTATCGACTCTTGCCTCCCTTACAAACTGGATAACTCGTACACCAATAGGTGAAACTGAGCAATGTTTGCTTAATTGCAATTGCTGTTTGGATTTCGCCTTTTTCTACGGATACGATTATTTCATGGAGGTTCAAGAAAGAATAATAAGAGCTTTCAATGACAGATGTCTGGTCACTGTCGGGATCAAAACATACCAGGACTGTGTTGAAAAGTTCTATCGTTCCAATTACTGTGCTCGAACGGCAGAAGCCAATGGACGAATCCGTTATCAACATTCAGTTACGATGGATTTTGATTCATTTTGTTCACGATGTCAGCGAGCAATCAATCCCAGCTTTCCTGCCCTGTGTGGCTCCTATGCCTATTCTAGCTCGACACTCGTGGAATTTTTAACCTGTCGTTGTGGAAAACCGAACCAATTAACAACTGGTGTTGATGCATCCACTCAAACAAGTGTACAGGCATATTGTTTTGAGTGGAAAAAGAGAGGAGTCCTTAGTGAGCACTATAAACTCGAAATGCTCTTGGATTGCTCCCCACGTACATGTAACAATTACGATCATGTTACAATGTATCGAAATGCCTTCGAATACGACCAATCCGACGTCTCATGGATAAGTCCTAGCGTGGGTCGTTCTGTAATGGATGTGCTCAGTGAGCTTCCCGGCCAAGATGTCTTGATATTGCGGGATTACAAGTTTCATGACCATTATGGAACGGCGGGTGAAACTGCTAATGATTATTCGAATGAACGAAAATCAGATGCGTCCGGCCCTAAACGCCTACAAACTACAATTGAGCACTCATTGGTGTCGTTGACCCAGACACAGCACAAAAAATGGGTCATCAATGAACGCAACCGTGA